TTCGACGATTCACCCGATCTTTTCGGGTGCGGCCACGGCGTCAGCACCGTGGGGCAAACAACGTGCGAGTTCTGCGGGACCACTTACCACAAAGACAACGAAGACGGAAAGGGAAACGTGATTGATCAATACGCAGATCCTATCGGAGAAACTCACTTCGCCGGCAAGCTGGTCTGCGATTGTTGTTGGGAAGCGATCGAGGCCGAGGTGCTTCGCCGCATGCCCGACATTCTGCGCTGGTACGCCAAGATCCTGCAGGCCCGACGGACGAAGCTGGAAGGCGCGGAGGACCTGATGAGGGAGATTTACAAAACCGTGAAAGGAATGACCACAGCGCAATGACGCGAAGGAGGTTTCTATGTTTCAGAGCGAAAAGGATGGATTAAGCACCGCGATCGCGATGGCGACTGAAAAAGCCGTATCCGATTTGGAAAACGCAAACCTATCGGACAACGATTTCAATAAAAGACTGCTCGACCTGTGCACTTTGAACAAGCTCGAAGAGAAGGTCGAACAGGCAACCGTCTTTGATAAAAAAGGAGGTTAAACCGTGCAAAAAGTTCAATCGCAAATCTTCGGAGAAACCGACCTGCTGGACGAAACCGAACCCGACTATCAACTCCTGAAGTTCGGCGTCGAGCGTTACCCCGTGAACACTTTTGGAATTCTGAACAAGATCCTGAACGCTCGGGGCCTGCTGATCCAGATCCGGCCGATCGACGGCGAAATGACCCCGACCGAACTCGACCCCGGAATCCTGAAAGGCTGAGAGGGACGGAGCGCAAACATGGGCAGAGGACCGTACAAGAAAAAAACCGAAACGGCCACGCTGTTTATTTTCCACGACCCGGACTTGACCCGCTGCTGCGTCTGCGGCTGCTCGCAAGAACAGATCCCCATGCGGATCGAGACGCGCCCGACCGGACCCGGATTCAAGGTGCAACTGTGGCCTTATTGTCCGAGGTGTTGGGCCGGACAATCCGAACTCTGCGGGATCACGACCGAGGCCATGCTCGACGCCCTGGCGAACGCGAAAGCCTGCGTCGGTAAAAACGCGTCGGTCGTGAGCGACGAGGATTTGGACCGCATGCTTCGCGGAATACTCGGCGGCAAAATCTACTGCAGGCCCGGACCAAAACCCCGGCGCGTCGACGAAGACCAAGAGGAGGCCGAACCGTGAAAGCTTGGCGAAAAGTCATCCGCGCGGAACTGTACGCGAACAAATGTTGCCCGATAAGTGCGCGGGGAACCTTCAAATTTACGCTGGAATGCGGTCATATCGCCTTCGCAAAAGCCAGCGGCGGCATTCCGGCGAAGAAGGTTTGCCGCGACTGCCAAACCATCGAAAACGTCTGCAAACGCCTGCATCCCTGCGGGTCTTGACCCGTTTCCCGTGAAACGATGGAGGATAGAAGTGAGAAAACATTTTTGCAGTAAGTGCCACTTAGAGGTTCCTGTTTCAGGTGGATACTGCCGGAAATGCGCCAATGAATATATGAGAAAAGTGCGGAAACAAGGGAAATTCAGGCATGATTCGTCGGAATATAAAAAAGTTCGCGTGGGCAAAAAGGTAATCGGAAAACATCGCGTAGTTGCAGGCGTCACGAATCCGAAACTCTATGTCCACCATAAAGATCATGACCCCGGAAACAATGATTTTGAAAATTTGGAAGTCTTAAAGCCGACGGAACATTACGCCGTCCACCATTCCTGAAATCGGTTTGCGTTGCCTGGAATTTGCCCGCGCGGAAAATTATTTTCTTGATTCCGCATTGCTTTAGTGGCATATATCCGTCCGAAACTCCTTTCATGTGACGGCAGCGAGCAACGCCGGTTCCCGATCCCGCCGCAAAAGGGAACCGGCGAACCACCACGGAGGGTTGGAATGTGACGGAAGGGGACGGGAAGGAACCCGACTCCAAGACGGAACACGAGGGCGCGTTGCGCCCGGTGAAACTCGTCGACCTGGCGGCCCTGATACCCTTCGAACGCAACGCCCGAATCCACTCTGAAGAACAGATCCAACAAATCATCGCGTCGATAAAAGAATTCGGTTGGACGAATCCCATCCTGACGGACGGCGACAAAGGGATCTTGGCAGGCCACGGAAGATTCGAGGCGGCGAAGAGGTTGGGCCTCGGGCAAGTTCCCTGCATCGACCTCTCGGGCCTGACGCCCGCGCAGAAACGGGCGTACGTGATAGCCGACAACAAGCTGGCCCTGAACGCCGGGTGGGACGAAACCCTTTTGAAAATGGAACTGATGTCGCTGGAGGACGCCGGTTTCGATTTCAGCGTGACGGGATTCGAGCAGTTCGAAATCAACAACCTCCTCGACACGGCCGCGCAGCAGCCCGAATCCTTCTGGGGCGGGATGCCGCAGTTCACCTCGAAAGACGGCGCTTGGCGGTCGATCATAATCCACTTTCGAAATCAGGAAGCCCTGGACGACTTCGCCCGTTTGATCGGACAAACCGTCAGCCCGAAAGCCCGTTTCCTGTGGCACCCGCCCGAGGAAAAGATCCTCATCGCGAAAAACAAGCGCTACGTCTCCGACGCTGAAAACCCCGAGGAGACGACAGAGCAGGCGGCCGAAGGTCAGGCCGCGCCCGAAGCAAACCAAGCTGCACGACAGGCAGGCATGCCGGACCTGGCAAACCTCAATGAATAGCTTTCTGCCGGCGAACGCCCGAAAAGAGAAGATCGTCAAGCCGCTCGGCGCCACGAGTCCTTGGGTGTGGTCGCTCGAACCCACGCACGGCTGCAACCTCCGATGCGGGCACTGCAACTGCAGGCTGGATCCGCTTCCCAAGACGTACGATTTCATGGGCGAGGAAACCTGGCGAAAGGCTTGGGCCATCATCGCGCGGACGGCCCCGACCTGCCGGGTGGATCTCTGCGTCGGCGGCGAACCGACGTTGAACGAAAGCCTGCCGGACTTCCTGAAGATCGCCCGGGAGATCTCGCCGCGAACTCAGATCCAGATCACGACGAACGGCACCATGATCGCCTCGGGGCACGTCACGTATAAGCAGCTCCTCGACGCTGGCGCGAACATCGTCTACACCGACATGTATTCCCCGGCCGAACTCTTTCACCGCTTGGCCGACGACTACGGGATGAGATTGGCGGTGGTGTCGTGAGCGGCCGAGTCAGCAGCAAGCAACAACTCGAAAGTGAAGTGCGGCGATCGCAGATCCTCGAACTTCGGTTGAAGGAAAAACTCAACCAGTTCCAAATAGCCGAGCGCATGGGGATCACCCAAAGCGCCGTCAGCAAAAACCTGGCGAAGGCGAAAGAGGAATTCCGGCAGTTCCGTTGGGACCTGCTGGACGCGGACCTGGCGTTCGAGGTCGACAAGTGCAACGACATCGAGGTGGAAGCCCGCAGGGCGCTGCGGGCCGCGTGGCGATCGTGGAAGAAATCCATCGGCGTCGTGAAAGTCACCAGGAAGATCGCGAAGGTGGTCCGGACCCAGGCCGCCCCGAACAAAGACGGCACGCACCAGGAGCCGCAGGAATCGATGAGGCCCGAGAAGATGGAAACCCGCGAGGAGATCAAGGTCGGGAACGCGGCTTTGATGTCCGCGATCCTGAAGGCGATCGAACGCATCGACAACGTCGCGGATCGGCGCTGTCACTTGCTCGGCTTCATCGGCGGCGCCAGATCTGCGGGAGATCAGCCCCGGAAGAACGACAGGGCGGCCATCCCTGCGGACATGACCAATTCGGACCTCATGAAAGAAGTGTTCGAATTTTTCAACGAATTCGGCTCGCCTAAAGCACCAGGAGGCGGGAACGGCGACAAGGGCAATGGATCACATGGGCCTAATTAACGCGAATTTGCCGATCGACCAGGTCGACCCGGAACGGTTGAAGCACGTCGTCGAGTGCGCGGCCGAGTTTCGCCGGCGCATGCGTTGGCAGAAGGATCACATCGCGTGGTGCCGCGAGCGCCTTCACATGCCGGACATCCCCGGAATCGGGCTTCCGATCTGGGAGAAGCAGGACGAAGTTTGGCGCAGCGTGATCGAGCACCGCAAAACCCACTGCAGGTCGGGGCATAAAACCGGCAAGACCCTCGACGCGGCCATCATCGCCCTGTGGTTCCTCGATTGCTGGCGGCCTTCCCGCGTGGTTTCGACCTCCGCGTCCTGGCCCGACGTGAAAATGAAACTGTGGGGCCACATCCGCGATCGCTACCGCTCGGGCGGTTCCTGGTTCGGAGTGCCGGTGTCCACCACCGACCTGAAGATCACCGATCGTCATTACGCGACGGGCCTATCGTGCGACCGGCCGGAAGCCTTCGCGGGACACAACGAGCAGTTCGTGCTGGTGATCATCGACGAGGCCTCGGCTGTCCGTCAGGAACTTTGGGACGCCGCAGAAGCCGAAGCCACGAAGATCCTGGAAATCGGAAACCCGCTGTTGGCCGAAGGCCCGTTCTACAAGCACGCGTCCTCCTCCGAGTACAACCACATCCACATTTCCTGTTGGGATCATCCGAACGTGAAGACGGGCGTCGAGATCATTCCAGGAGGGCCGACGCTGGCGTGGTGTCAGGACCGCTTGGAGAATTGGGGCGAGACGGACCCGCTCTACAGGACTCGAGTCCTGGGAGAGTTCCCGGAGGAGTCGGCCGACAGTTTGTTCCCGATGAGTTTGATCCAAGCCTGCTTCGATCGGTGGAAGGAAGTCAAGGACCTGGAACGGGAGCAAGACGCCGAACACGTGCGGGGCCTCGACGTGGCGCGGGCCGGTGGCGACCGCACGGAAGGTTACGACAAGGACCGGGTGAAGTTGGGCGACCTCTCGATCGCGCGGTACAAGAAAGTCTTAGAACTGCGGAAAACCGACCACTACAGGACCCGAATGCGGATGGCCGGGATCTTCGCCGGCGACCCTTGCGACATCACGAACGTGGACGCGGGCGGGGAAGGCTCGGGCCTGGCAGACGAGCTCGCGAACACCACCGTCGAGGGATTCGACAAGCCGATGCGGGTCCGCAGGGTCCACTTCGGAGCCAACGCCACCACGTCGGATTATTTCAACGTGCGGGCCGAAATGTACTGGCAACTTTCGCAGGCCATGAAAGCTGGCGCCGCACTCGAACCGGACGAGCAGCTCCGCGAAGAGTTGATCGTGGTCGGAGGCATGGCGACGTACAAGGAGAAGCAATTCGAAGGCGTCAAAAAGCTGGTGCGTTTCCTTCGGCCGAAGGAGGAGGTCAAAGAACTATTGGGCCGGTCGTGCGACAAGTCGGACGGCTTGGCCCTGGCGAACTACAAACCGGGCGGCCTGGGCCTGCTGGATTTTTACGCGCAGGAAGCCAAGCGGGTTCGTCAACAAGGAGCGGAGCAACAACCGCTGGATCAATCGTTGGCCGCTGCGCAGATGACCGCCGCGGACGACGATCGGTTCGCGGTCAAGGACAAAAGCGGGGTCGCTCAGAAGTCGAGGCCCGCAGGGAAGGTTTGTCCGGACTGCGGCCGAAGCGTTGCGCAGTACGAAGAAACCTTCAAGTGCTTTTCCTGCGGCCGGACTGGTCGCAACAACGAACTCAAATCAGGAGGAAAGAATGATGGGAGCACTATCGGAATCCAACCCGATTAGTTTTCCGGATCGGGTTTTGGCTTTGGAAAAAGCAGTAACGGCGGATGAAATCTTGTACGCCGCGCTTCTCGGATCCCCGCTCGGCAGCGACGTGTACGTCGATCCTTCAAACGGCACGGACCAGGCCGCCAACGGCGGCAGTTGGACGGCCCCGTTGAAAACTTTCGCGTACGCCGTCGCCCACAAGGTCACGGATTTCACGCGCCTGCATTTTTACGGAACCGTCAGCGAAGACTCGATCGTCATCACCAACCAGGGCGTGAAGATCATCGGGGAAGGCCCGCGCGGCACGAACGTGTGGCAGAACTCTACGGCGGACGCGAGCTTGATCACTCTCTCGGGCGCAGGTTGCCGGTTGATCAATTTCAAGGTCCGGCCGCCGATCTACAGCGCGAGCATTCCGAAGGGCATCGTGCTTTCGGGAGCCAATTACGCGAAGTTCATCGGGATGCGATTCCAGGGGCGCGGCGGGTCCTGGTACGCGGTCTATTCGGACGTCACCAGCGACGACGTGGAAATCATCGACACCGAGTTCTTGTACATGAACACCGCGTCGCACGGATACGCCATCTACGGCGTGCCTTCCGTGGCCGGAGCGACCCACGCGGCTTGGAAGATCATGCGGTGCTTGTTCGAGGGCTGCCTGAACAACTACGTCGCGCCCTCGAAATCTTGCTTGATCCAGGATTGCGTCATGCCCGACGTTGGACTCAGCTCGACGGGCGGTTCGTTGACTTGCGCTCTTAAAATCGACGTTCACGGCACGAACGCGGCCTTCAACCAGGTCCACCGGAACATCCTCGGCGGGGCGGCCTTGAACAACGCGAACGGATACTACGGCGTGTCGACCGACGATTGGAGCGGGAACATCATCCACGACGGCTCGATCACTGCGGTCACGCCGCCTACGACTTAACGAGATTAAATGCTCCCTCGGAGCAATTAATAGTCCGGGGCCTGGTCTAGCGTCCAACCCTGACGATCCCGCAGGCCCCGGACGGCAACAGGAGGGCAAGGTGAGCGATCCTTTACGGAGAGCGGACATCAACCGAATGACCCCGGCCGAACTGAAGATCCACGAGGCCATCGTCGAGGTCGAGAAGTTGGGAGCCGACGAGCGATTGACCGACGCCGTCGTGTCGCTTAGCGACGCGCAGAAGAAAGTCTCCGAGTTCATCGACGACCCCGAAAGAAAAGTTTGGCTTTGAACGAAAGGAGAGTCGAACCATGGAGCGACGAAACTTTTTCCAGATGATCCTGGCGGCCTTGGCGCTGCCTTTTTTCCTGAAGGTGCAGAAGACGCGCCCGGAATATTTCTACCAATCCATCGACCTCGGGTGGACGTGGAAAGACGGCCGTTGGTGTCCGTTTAAAGTTCGCGTGCCCGTGCCTTTCAATTTTGCTCCTGCAGGAATGCGCTACGCCATCCGGAAGGGCCGCGATCGAGAGAACCAGCCCACGATGAAATACCTGGAGGTTTGCCAATTCGACGATCTCCGGGCGGGCGATAGGTTTTTACTTTTCAACGGCGACCACTCGCCGATGGAAACACCGAACCGTTGGGCCGTCGCGAAGACGAACGCGAGGCCGTACGCGAAGATCTGCGAGAACAACTCCATCATTGAAATGGAGTACGTATGAACGAACGACCGATCGCGAATTGCGCCGACTGCCGATTCTTCGCTTCCTTGCCGAAGGACAGCGCGGGAGAGTGCAGGCGGTTTCCCCGGCACGAAAAGAAGCGGCCCACCGACGGGTGCGGCGAATTCGTGTCCATCAATGAACGAAAGCCACTCAGGAAGGTGTGAGGCTATGAATGAAAACAACGGATCGAAACCGAACTTGAGGGCGGTTCCCGGCATGGTATCCGGTGACCTGTCCTTGCTTGACAAACTTCCCAAGAAGCAACCGGAGACGGCCCCGCCGCCGCAGGGCATGGCGATGACGCCCGGAATGCTTATCGCGATGATCGCGTCGCTTATTTGTTTCGGCGGGTCCGAGCGCGAGAAGATCCTCTCGCTGTCCGTCGAGGCCCTTTGCAAAGAGCGCCACGAGAAAAACCACGTCACCGCGACCAAGCCCGAAAAGGATTTTAGGAAATGTAAAAACCCCGTTTGCAGGGATTTCACGAAGATCCTGGATCAGCCGACCGAAAACTATCAGGCCGTCATCCAACGATTTCAGTTCGACATGGCCCTGAGAAAAATGATCTTTTTTCAGCCGCTGCCGCCGAACCATTTCAGGATCTTCGTGCAGGACAAACCGCAGGTTGAATTAGCGACGGAAATGCCCGGAGGATTGTTCAAGCAATGACGAGCAAATTGATCGCCTATCTTTTCTTCGGCCGTTTCTCTCCCGCGATCATGCAGAGGATCGGACGCCGCGTGGCCTTCGGCAAGATAGACCGCCGCGCCAACTGTCCCGCCTGCGGGTACGTCTGCCGGCACGACGTGAAGTGGGACGAAAACCAAAAGGCCGTCATGCACCTGTGCAAGCGGTGCGGCGCCAGTTGGGGCCAGCCGCCGACGGTGCCGACGGAAAAATGGAGGTTGAACCTGCAGGATCAAATTCGGGTCAACCAAATTCAGGACTACGGGAACCAAGCGCCCGACCACAACAAACCTCCTCAACCGGTGGTGCAATGATGCGGCTGCGGGACCTCGAAGGAAGTTTGATCAAGCGCGAACTCAGGGACGGCGGCGACTATCGCGTGCCCGTCGAGGCGATCCGCGACGCCGACGGCGTAAGGTTCCTGTGCCCGAAATGTTTCTCGAAGAACGGCGGGCCCGTGGGCACGCACCTGGTGATCTGCTGGTTCGTCGGGAGAGTTCCGATCGACCTTGATCCCAAACCCGGCCGGTGGCATCCGTTCGGGCATTCGATCGAGGACTTGACGTTCATAGGCCCTGGCAACGTCAGCGTGGCGATTCAGGGCGCGTGCTGTTGGCACGGGTTCGTTCGAGACGGCGAAGCAACCTTGACGTGAGGCCAATCATGGGAAGATTTCGAGACGCTTTCAAAGCCTTGACCTCGCTCTCGGGCGGGGAACTGATCACGACGGGGCCTTTCGCCGGAAAGGACGCGCGGACCCTGGCGCTCCCGGAGATCCGCGTTCCGAAGCCGCCGACGCAGTTGCCCGACGTGACCTCCGGTTGGTTTACCCCGCTGCAGCCGATCGGCCCGTTCGCTCCTCCGGGAACGGTCCCGAGACAATTCGCCTACCTTCCGGGTACCAACATCCTGTGGCAGCCGAAGTCGGGCGAGCCGGGGCCTTCCGGAGTCACGTTCGAAACCCTGCGGCTGCTCGCGGACTCGTGGGACATCCTGCGGCTGTTCATCGAAACGCGCAAAGATCAGATGTTTCGAATCCCGTGGACCTTCCGTTGCAAACGGCAGCCGGGGGAGAGCGAAGAGCAGTTCAAGAAGCGCAACGCGAAGGACAAGGGACTGACCGCGCTCCATAAATTTTTCGAGAGGCCGGACGGCGAACACGATTTCGACATCTGGATGAAAATGTGGATGGAAGACGAGATCGTGATCGACGCCGTTTCGATCTACGCCCAACGCGATCGCAAGGGCAAGATCGCTTCTTTCCTTCCTTTCGACGGGGCCACGTTTAACCGCAGGATCACGGACCAGGGCATCACGCCGCCGAAAGGGCAGACCGCCTACCAGCAGGTTTTGTACGGGATCATTTCCGGCAACTTCACCACGGACGATTTGATTTATTTCATGCGCAACCCGAGGACCTGCAGGCTGTACGGTTTCTCCCGCGTCGAGCAAATCCTCCTGACGATCAACCTGGGCCTGCGCCGCTTGGAGTTCCAGTTGCAGGAATACCTGTCGGGCAACACGCCCGAGGCCATCGTGTTTCTGCCCGTGGGCGGCGACTCCGGGATCACGATCGACCAGGTCAAAGACGCGCAAGACAACTTCAACGCGATGATGGCGGGCAACCTCGCCACTCGCCGGCAGATCCGGTTCCTGCCTTCCTACGGGACCAAGGGCGAACGCCCGCCGATCGTGTTTCCCAAAGAGGCCCTGATAAAAGATCCTATCGACGAATGGCTCGTGAAGATCGTCGCGTTCAACTTCGGCATGTCCACGCAGTATTTCGATCGGCAGATGAACCGCGCCAGCGGCGAAACCGCCAAGGAGACGGCCGAAGAGGAAGGCTTGTTGCCGGACGTGAAGATCGCCACGAAGATCACGAACCGTTGCGTCGAACTCCTGGGCCTGGCCGATCAGTATGAGTGCGCCTACGACATGCCGGGCGTCATGGATCCAGACAAGCAAGCCGACGCCGACAAGAAGCGCGTCGACTCCGGACTCAACACCCGGAACGAAATCCGCGAAGCCCGAGGAGAAGATCCGGCCCCGGAGGAGAACGCCGACAGGCTCACCATCACCACCGCGACCGGCGTCATTCCTCTCGACGAAAAGCAGGACAACATCGCGGCCGGTTTGAATCCGGACGGATCTCCGAAGGCGGCCCCGGAGCCGGTCGACGATAAACAACCTCCTGCAGGAGGAGACGGGAAGCAGCAGGCCGAGGGAGGCGAACCCGGCGGGAAGAAACCCAAGGGC